CCCTGATTCGATGCATAGAACTTTGTAATTTTGTTGGATAAATCGTCTTTTAGCGAAGCAATGTCCGTCTTGTTCTGCTCGATCTGTTGTGCCTGTTCTGTCGTGGCTCCGGGCTTGACCGGATTCTTTTCAAGGTACTCATTCACTGCATTCTTGATTTCTTCCGGCGAGATTTCCCCGCCTATTCCTTTTAAACACAATTCGTACAAATACTTCTCTTTTCTTGTGATTGGCTTCGGGATTTCGCCCGTGTAATCGCCTGTCAAGTACGCAAGATATTTTTCTTCCCTTGTTATTGGTTTATCTGCCATCTTTTTACTCCTCTCCGAATAGTGTTGGCTCGTCTGGCTGGGCTTCTTTGACCATTGCTTTCGCTTCTTCCTCAGTCATTCCTTCAAACTTTACGAAGTACATCCATGCCGGAACCTTTCCAGTTGTCACATACTGCCACCATCTTGCACGGTCGTTTTCACGCACATATAGGATGTCTCCGAAATCATAATTGACTTCATAAGCCCCAACCGGTGCAAGTCCGTACAGATCAGCGTAAACGTTCAATGCGTAAATAACTTCATCTAAGCAAGATTCCAGTTTGTCTCGAACGTCTTTAATGAACTGCACTGTCCTCTGCTGCTCTGCTTCTACTCCTGTGGCTGTCTGAATGCCGCTAGATTCGTTGAAAACAAAGTAGCCATTAGAGAATCCAATCTTGTACCCTAACTGGCTTAAAAGGGCATTTATGCCACTTATGCGGGTATCCGTGTTGAGTTGCGGATTGATTTCTTGGTAAAACTCTTTCTCGTCCTGTCCGAATACATTCTTGACAAAGTGCGGCAATTTCATCTCATTTCGCCTGTTCTCCATACCTTGTGGCGACATGGCTGATACAGGCGTACCGCTTGGCATCAGCAGTCTATCATCTGCCAGAACAATCTTCTGAGAATTAAATATTTCTCCGGCATTACGGCTGTATGCAATGTCGAGGTCTTTTAACTCCTCGATAGCTTCGGCAAAAATCGGCAATCCCAATGGTGCATTAATATCCACGTTATTCGCTTGCGGCGTCCGCAGTACTCCGTACAGAGGCCCGTCCAGCTTCTCTCCATTTGCCTTGAGAATCGGCGGCGTATCTGCCATAAGGTCAGCCCATTTGGTCTGTTTAAGGTCAATCTTATCGCCGATTGACTGAGGGGATTTTGACACATAGGCTCTATTAGAAACGTAGTACGGATAGGTCGTCACGCCATCCACGGTAGTCTCAACAAATCTATGATATTCAAGCCGTGTATAGTATTTCCGTCCAACAGTATAAGAATCCTTGAATATGATTCCCTTAATTTCCTGATTATCATAGTCCACGATCATCACATCTGCCGGAGTAAATACGTCAATGCTTTCACCATTTGGCTTAATAAATACTGTTCCATAAGCACAGCCATATTCTACCCAGTGACGGATTTGAAAATATACCTTGTCGATCTGTTCCTGTAGCCACGTAGCCCTTGCAGAACCGTCTATCTGAATGCCGATCGCCAGCGTTGCGAGCCGAGCTGTTTCTGAGCAGACAGATTTAGCAAAATTGATCGTCTTGATATTATTCTTATCATCCAGCCATTCCGGCGCACCTCTGTAAATGTTCGCGCACCGGTTAATCAGCGATTCCATCTCTGGAAATTCTGCTGCCTGAATGTTGAAGTCCTCTTCGGCTTGTTTTTTGAATATCATATTAAACCACCTTTTCAGTGTTGTTATAAGTCCCATTTAATCACCTGAATTAACTGATTTCAGCACATTTCTGATAAACTCTATGTCTTTATTGAAATTCTTTATATCTTTGTTCTGTATCTCTACTGGTTTATCATTCCACAATTCTCTTCCAGCTCTTTGACCTTGGAAGAACTGGAATTTGTCCAGAATTTCCAAACATTTAAATATGTTTTCTTTACTATTCATTATGCACTATGTCCTCTTCTCATCGACAATGGACTTGTCGCATACCTGAGAGAATCTATCCAGTGATCGTTACCATCTGGATAATCTGCGATAACTTCTCCATTGCCATCTACTTCATGTTCATAATTGATAATTTCCTTGTATGCTCTCGGCGTTCGTGCCGGATCAATGACTAATGTTCGGCACTGTAACCACTCAAAAGTATATTTGCGGCTTCCCGGTGTAACAATAGCCCTACGTGCTGGAAGCCCTGCATCTCGGAAGTCAATAATGCTTTCTTCTTCATCAACTCCGCAAGATATTGAATAATCATCGTATCCCTTTTGTTTTATCTGGCCAGCCATTACTGTATTTCGAATTTTACATCCGCCAAGCTCATCCAGCAGGATAACTTTGTCCTGATTAGGCACATAAGCCACACGAATAAACGCTTTGGGATCCGGGTACCATCCCCAGTCTTGTCCCTGATAGATACTTTGAAAGCTCTGAATCTCTTCATCTGTAATTTCTCGAATTTCTAACAGTTCGAAAATATTTGTGCCAAGTCCAACAGGAAGGCCAAGATATTCATGGTCGTAAGCTCTCTGATTTGTCTTTCTCAAATGCTCCGCATCATCAAGGAATTGTTGACCAAGCCATTCAACAGGAACTGATCTGTAATCACTCTTGTGCCTGTAGCTGTCGTCTCGTGGTTCTTCTACATACACATTCGCCCAGTTGCTCCGGCTAATTGGCGGATTGAATGTCTTAAATACAACAAACTTACTGCCACCTCGAAGGACTGACTGCTGCACTGTACGAATTTCTTCAATGCCAGAAAATTCGTCAAGTTCCTCGAACCAGAGATACTTGAAATATCCCTTGCTTGCTTTAATAGATTTAGTCTTTTTTGCCTTGTCCAGTCCTCTGAATATGATTTTCTGCCCAGTAGGTTTATAAGTGTACTGCATAGGGCTTACACTGGTGTCCCATAGTTCATTAGCTCCGAGCGCGTCAATTCCCCATGCTATCTGTTCATAAACGGATTCTCGAAGTGTGTTTCCAACTTTACGGAAAATAACGGTATTTGACATTATACCGTTCTCTGAGTCCTGCATCATCAGGAAAGGAATCATGACACCCACAAAAGATGATTTAGTAGATCCACGCCCACCATACAAATCATAATAAGTGTGTTTTCCGTCCAAAATGTCCCAGAACACATTATAAAAAGCAGGAGCTATAATTTCATTCAGATTAATCGGATTCTCATTCATTTTGTTTCTCCGGCCTTGGAATATTATTTACAATGGTAATCTTTCCATCTCCAGAATCATCATTTTTCTTGTCAGCATCCCATCCTTTAAAGTTGTTTCTCAAACTGAACTGAGCACCATTTGAACCGTCACGATCAAATAACCTTTCCTCTGCGTACTGTTCCACTCTGGCTTTCGCGCGCGTAATCGTGTCAACAAACTCTGGTTTTGCTTGATAGTTTAAAAGAGCCTGTCTGCTTGTAAATCCAAGGGCCAGAGCAAGTCCTGTAACGGTCGGAGGGTGAACGTCTATAAAAACGGGAGATCCGAATTTATTAAACATTTGCTTGCCTTTGCTATCAGTTAAAGGATACCCTTTACAATCCTTAAAATATTTTTCAATTTTTTCTTCAATTTCATCTACTGTTTTATACATGGGCGGTTTCCCCATTGGCATTCCCACGTTCTCACCTCCAGACATAAAATGCCCTAGCATAGTTATAGTTATATATACTATAATACCACACTAGGGCGCACGTAGCTCTCTACCACTTTTATAAATTTTTAAGTTTTTTAAAGTCTGCCAATTAATTTGGCCAGATGATAATATTCCGCCATGACCTTGCGCTTATATCCGTAGAAGTCATTTTCTGTTGCAGGAACCGTCCTGATCTTCTCCATTGTCCGATAGCCGATACCGTTCACGATGCTGTCATAGATTTGCGATTCGATGCCGGGTGCATATTTGATAGATACCTGTAACAGATTATATTTATCGCTCTCACTAAGATTCCGCAAGTGACTTTGTAATGTCGGTATATCATCCGGCGGCACTCCGTAGTCAATCAGTGTTGCCTTATTTCACCTTCTTCATTCAAGCTCCAGTCACATGGCATGCCTCGAAAACATTCTGGACAGTATTCGTAGAATCCGCAGCCTTTGCAATCCGCTGGCTGTCCAGTACAATATTGCTGTAGTACGTGGTATGCTGATATAGCAAGGTTTGGCGTTATGTCTGGTGTAGGTTTGTTATTCATTTCTTCATCTCCTCCAACTTCTTCTCAGCTTCTTCACGGGTGAGAAATAATGATTCACCGATTTTATCTATATCCGACAACTCAAATACGCACTTGTCGATTGTACATGGTGTCTTATTTGGAATACCTAAGATGTAATATACTTCTGTTCCAACCTTACACGGCAATCTCACAAGCAAACCCTGTTCTTCTAAGTCTTCATAGTCGCAGAGTTTTCGCACCGCTGAAATGTAATCGTGCTGTTTAACCCAGACATCTGATTCTCCGTCTGGTGTAACATCGTATCTTTCTGTTAATCTCTCCATCTACTTCACCTTTTTCAATTTCTCCACAGCCCACTTCAAAGACTCAACAAACTCATCGTTTAATGCTGAGCGATCTGGATTCTTGATAAATTTTTCAATAGTGCTAACTGCTTTCTCTTCTAATTTAGGTACTGTAAATTCACCATTTTGTGCAATTTCAAGAAGCTCATCAATGTTGTATTTCCAATTAGATATATCACACAAAAACTTGTGACACTTAGTGTTTCTTTGATTCAATACACATTCTATACATTCACGTTCACAGCATTTGGTTATATCTGAATACCACTCAACAAACTCTCTTGCCGTAATTTCTTTCGTTCCAAGGAGTTCGGACGCTTCATACAATGTCTTTTCAAAATCTCTGCAAGTAACGTTCTTATCGTCATAAAAATTCAATATGTTTGGAAATGGAATTTTGATAGGGTTTAAATGGTTCCCTCTCGCCCATGTGAATCCCTGAAGCTTTGCCATTTTCAGAACACTCAAATATTCTTCCTGTGTTTTTACAAACACGCTTTTTCCTGTTAAATCAATCATCAGAATCCTCTCCTCCTGCAATCTCATCAATATACTGGTTTCGTCCATCGACCATCCCGCACTGATAATCCGCCATATCATTCTCGGTAGTGCTTTTCTCCGGCAATGGCTTCAATGGACACCAATCAGGTCTTGATTTGCTTTCGCAATCATAATGTTCTTCTGTCATCAAAAATACATCGTAATCTAAACAGTAAGCTAATTCACACAAACCCTCATATTCAAGTTCACCGCAGTGTGAAATTCCGAACGGGCAATCATAGCAATTCTCTGGTGTATCTATCACTAACGCTGATTTACTCATATGTTTCACTTCCTCTCAGCATCAGGCTCAAAGTATTATACCCCGGACAAGTCCTGACTCCGTTTCTGGTATCTCTTAACAGGACACAGTACGGATATAATGCCATAACCTCGTAGACGTGTTCTATGGTGTCTTCGCCGCGCTGGTCGATGTATTTGAATCGCTTTCCCGGTCTAAGAAAATATCTTGCGCATACATACGCTTTAGTTCCGAATCTCATACTTGCACTACTCATTCAACTCTCCCCATCCTTCACGATTTTGATTGCAACTTCAAACGCATCAGTTTCACCCTCGAAATACTCCGATGCTTTCTGTAATGCAGCAGTTCTTGTCTTTTTTGTTTTCAACTGCTCCACAACCTTGTCCGCATCAAAAGCTGTCGGCTGTTCTTGAACAGTTGTAATTGCAAGATGTGTAAATAAATCCATCGGAGAAACATCATTTTCCGCAGCTTTCTGCTTTTCTTTATCCCAATACCATTCGCTCATTTCTTGAATTAATTTATCAGCGTCAATTAATCTGCTCATTCAACTCCACCGCCTTTCACGATTTCAATTGCTTTATCAATTGTATTTGCAATATTTTTGTAAGCACAATCTTTGTCTGCATCGCCTGTATTTGCAATTGTTAGGAAGTATCTCATTTTTAATTCTTCTAATTGCTCAATAACCTTGTCCACATCAAAAACTGTCGGCTGTTCGTCAATAACTGCACCTATTACAAAATCCATATCCGAATTTCCAAGAGAGTCAATTATTTTGTCTGCATCAATCAGTCTGCTCATATTCTATTCTCCTAACTGTTTTAAAATTTCTTTTGCAATTTTATTACTTTCCTGCATGGAAATTCCCCATCCATTATATTTTCTGTGGCATTCATCACAGTTCCATTCACCATTATCACTTTCTTTAATTTCGCTATTGAATCTGCAATTATCGCAATACATATGATCGAGAGTGCTATAAATGATGCTTGCAATATCGTCTTGTTTGCTATTAGCATCGTCTACGTGTTTCTGTCTGTTTAAATATTCAAATACTCTCAGCTCATTTTTTCCGACCCATTTAATCCATGCACCGCAATCCCCGCAATACAATCCTGTATTATTCCTAACTTTCTTGACAAAAAGGTTTTTA